AATATCTTGAGCCACACTATTACTTTGTCCTGACTTATCAGCCCAAGCACTAACTTTTTTTGTTGGTATATCAAATGTTACTCCACTATCTGCTCTTAACCATACAGATAAGTCTGCAAAGTCTGATGGGTAGTTAGATACAGGTCTGAAACACTTAGTAAAAGCACTCATTGTAAAGGTTAGCTTTATTTGGACTAACTTATCATTCTTAGAGTCCTTAACTCTCTCAATCTCAACACTCTCATCATTAAGGTAAGCCTCAACAGTTACGTCTTGATAGTTTTTAAGTACCATATCCAACCATTCGTTAGATAAGTCTTGTAAGTTATCCCATCTCTTTTGTAGTGTTACTACTGATTGTGCTGCTTGAGAATATAGATTATAGAAGTTTATTTCAAATGAATACTCTTCTCTACCATTATATATTGCTGGTATTATTGACTCTGGTGGTGTAACTAGCATTAATGGGTACTGAGTATCGTGGTCTTGATTAACCTCGCCATCATATCCAAACTTTACATCTCCATAAGTCCATTTGCTGTCAAATACAGTTATTATATCTGTTAGTCTTGTTATTGCCATAGTTATGGTGTTATATTATTTTTATTATGTATCTTTTCCTGTACAGCAATTTCATAGTCGTTTTTAGCAGTATTGTAGCTGAGGTAAGTTAATACTTTATATAAATTTGTTTCTTTCACGCTATCAATATCATTATAACCTTCTATTCTAAATATTCCCTTCTCTGCCACCATGTAAAGGCTGTTAAGCCATCCGTATGGCTTTATAAACTTGTTGTAGAGTCCAACTGTAGAAACTCTACCTTTGCCTCCTCCACTTCCTCTTCTGTTTTCCCCAAAAACATTTGGAAAGTCCGAGTTAATTTTACGCTTTGCATTGTCAAAAAAAAACTGAACTCCCAAACGAAATCCATTGTCAGTTCTTTAAACCTCTCAGTCTTAGCTGGTATTGCATCATCATCATACTCCTCATCTGCTCTTCTGCACAATATTGCCATCTGCTCAGGTAATACATCAAACCTTCCGTGTTTCATTATCTCTATAGTGCTATCTAAGTGTGTAGATTCAATATAATCTCCAAATGTGTTTCTTCTTAGAAATTCTTTTGGAAATAAATACTCATCACCTTCAAATTCAAATTTCTCTAAGCCTTTTGGTTTGTATTCTTCTAAAAGACTAGAGAATGAAGATACTGCACCATTTACGCTATCTACATCTAGTCTATTCATTTCATTCTGAGTAAGTCCAGTTAGATACATAAAAATATCTCTATTCATCTTTAGTAACTCAACTTCTGAGTGTTCTGCTTCAATAACATTACCATCATCATCCCTTTTAGTATATTGACTGATAATTGTGTATAATCCACACCAATACCTTAATGTAATGTCTTTCCACTCAGTTGGAATCTCGTATGATTTGTTTTCAATCTTAATTTCTACCATATATTAGTTTTTAATTGTTTCACTTCCTACTATATCTCCTAACAACTTTTTCTTCTCAGTCTCATCTATAAGTACATCTGCTAATTCACTTGTAGCGTTCTCACAGAAAGATGCTATATCTTCTAAGTAATCCTTCATATATTTAGAATTTTCTTCATTCTTTAGTGCTGTAAGAAATCCAATAGCACTATAGAATATCATATTAGGAATTAAAAAGATAAATTCAGCCATTACACCATTATCACCTTCTAACTTTAAAGTTGTTTCATGAAAATTATTAGAATATAAATAAACAGAGTCAAGTATATTTAAGAAGTCTTGATACTTGCCAGATATTTGTTCTTCTGTTGCATAGTACATTAGTTCTTTGACATCTTTCATTAACTTCTCAACAACCTCCTTGTGGTTATTGTTCAAGTATAGTATTTCTTTCTTATTCATAATTTTCTGATAATTTTTTCACAATTATTCAAAACTACGCAAAAATAACAAATACACTACTAAATACTTTCACAGTTTTTAGACAAACTGAAAAAATATTATGAAAAGTATAATATCTTACTTCCTCCACTCCATATCTCCTTATTGACAGCCATAACTAAACAGTCTACCATATCATCATGCTTTGCTGCTGGAAACTTAACTAATTGCTCTAGGAACTTATGATTCCACTCTCCATTTAGTAAACTAACTCTACCACTCTCTAAAGATGCACTAACATCACTTACTCTAGCTACCTTATCTTTAGTTGGTGGTTTATCTTCTTTAACATTAAGTCCTGTTTCTCTTACTAATGTTTGCACAATAGACTTACCTGATGCTTTAGGTTCTACATATATCCTGCTTCTATTGGTATATCCGTTCTTCTTAACCCATTGTGGAATGAATTTTACTAGTTCTGGGAACTCTTTATAGACATTAATACAATCTACTATCTGCCATTTGTTATCTTTATATGTATATGCTAGTAATGCAGAGGGGTCATTCTTCTCATTTGCTGTATATGCAGGGTCAATAACGAAATTAACTATCGCTTCATCAACTCTATACCTATCAATCTTAAACCAATCCTTATGTATCATACCACTATCTAGGGGTGTTGGTGTTTGCTGTAGCTGTCCTGCATAGCCATAAGTACCTAATGCACTCTTGTAATCATCTAATATCTTCCTGCTAAACCTATCTTCCCAGAATAATCCTGTTTCTTGGTTATAAAACTTCTCTAAAGATTTTGGTTTAATGTTTCCATCTTCATTTGTTGCTGGTATGCAGATATGTCTATACTTAGTTCTAGTTTCTCTATCTAACAAGAATCCACTTAGGTCATCTTCGTGAACTCTCTGCATAATTATTATCCTTACTCCAATGTCTGCTTGATTGAGTCTTGAGTAGAATGTAGTCCTATACCACTCGTTTGCATTTTCTCTTTCTGTTGCTGAGTTAGCCATTTGTGGTGATAGGGGGTCATCCACTATTAGAAAGTCCCCACCTTGCCCAGTAACAGTACCACCAACTGATGTTGCTCTTCTCATTCCAACAAAGTTGTTCTCATATCTCTCTTTTAGGTTCTGGTCTTTCTTAATATGAAACACATCTCCCCATCTAACCTTAAACCAATCACTAAATATAATATCTCTACTCTTAGTTGCAAGTTCAATAGATAGAGTTGCAGAGTAAGATGAGGTAATGAATCTTAGTTTAGGAGATTTTATCCAAGCCCATACAGGAAACATAACAGTTACTATAAGTGATTTCGTACTTCTAAAGGGTACATTAATAATAATATCTTTAGTTTTGGGTTTCTGTGCTATGATTCTCTCACATTCTTCCTGTAACATATCACAAATATATTTATGATGCCAATTAGTAGAAAGTGGTACTGCTGGCTCTACTACAATCCAAGCTGCTTTAAAGAACTCATAGAAACTCATCTCACATAGTTTTTTTTCTAGTGCAAACTTTAATAGTTTTTTATTAGTCATCTAATTCTGTATAGTCAATATCTTCTGCTTCTTCAAGACCTCTAATCTGTCTTTTAATATCTTCAAGTGTTGCTCCTTCGTTTAAGTTAATCTCAATCTTAGTGTCTGTATCTTTCTTAATCTCTGTTGATGATAGTTTAGGCATTGCATAATTCATTAGTTTAGCTATTGCATCTATGTAGGCTCTAGGGTCTTCATCAAATAGTATATCTAATGCCATCTTAATCTTTACAGGCTGTCCTTCTAATGCGTAAGCTAAAGACTTTCTAGTCATCTTAGCTAGTTGTCTTGTTTCATTATTTTTAGGTAATAAAGACTTTGCAGTTTTGTTATAGTTCTCATCTATATTTTGAGGTCGCTTTTTCATTGCTTCGCTTCCTACTATTTTCTTTTCTTGTTCTTCCACAGTTGTTTATTTAGTTTGCCAATATACAATAATCTTTTAAACTTCATTCACAATAAAGATATAAAATTGAACTTTGTAAGATTATTTGTGTATGTTTGCAGTCTAATAACTAAAACAATACAACTATGCACGTAACACAAAAAATAAACATACTAGCAAATGAGATGCTTGGAGAGGCAGGTTTAGAACTATACAAGGCTCTAGAAGAACTAGGTCTTGAAGATGAGCGACAAACTAAAGCTATTATGAATCATATAGCATTTATGGTTATGTCTTTTACTCACGAAGATATAGGGGAGATATTTACTAAAGCAAATAACGATGCCCTACCTGCAATGCTTAGGTGGAGAGAGTATCACGAGAATGAGTATAAGAAGAACAATAACTAAATATTTGTTTTTGTAAACATAATATAAGAAGTATAAGTTATAAGATTGAACTTCTCTAGTTTTTTTGTACCTATATAGCCCTATATTTAACTTATATTTTAATATTTATTCCTTTTGTAAAGAAACTGTGAAAGTATTTAATATCTAAACGCTATCTTCGTGCCTCTTATAAGAACCCATACATAAATATAAAGAAGTCTGCTTGTGAGTGTAATACTTAGTTAGCAGATATGACTGTTCTCATAATCACCACGCCTTATAGTAAACATCATTGCTCATATCGCAAAGTATCTAAATCTTTGTAAATAGATGTTTAATGATAACTACCTTTTATAAAATTGAACTTGTATTCTGTGTGTGTGCGTGTTTGTGCTCAAACGCTTCTGCGGTTTGGGTTTACGGTATTCAAATCCTAGTACTTCCTAATACCTTTTTAATGACTTCTAATGACTTTAAATCATTACTTTGATGACTTGAGTCATGACAGGAAGAACTTAAACTGGTTTTAGTTTGGGTTTTAGGCTTGTTTATGTGTGTAAAGAGATAAAAAATCAGCTATTACTACACTATTAAAACAAATTTAATAAACATTTATTAAAAATTAAGCATAAAAAAAGACCCGATTAAGAGCCTTTTATGGGTGTTTCTGGTGTTTATCTTAGCAATTGAACAACAAAGATAGTATTGCCAGGAGCAAATATAAACTATTACTAAATTCGGTGGGCTTTAATTCTCCTTTACTCATTTGATTTAATATTTAAGTAGTTATTTATTGTTTTGTTTTGTATCTTAATAGTTTGCTTATCTATTTGAATAGTTTGTTGTAAGACTTCTATTCTTTCGTTAAGCGTTTGAATGTGTTGTTTATTTAGTTCTATTAGTTCGTTAAGTAGTTCGGTTGTTGTATTCATTTTATTGTGTATTTAGTTTTATTAATTGATAAAGTAATAAGAGTGTTTATATTTAGACTTCTCCAGCCTTTTGACTTCATATCGTAGATAGGTATTAAATTATAATCTTCTGCCTTGTATGGTGCTTTTCTGCCTGTTTTACTAATATACTTTTTTAGTCTGGCGTTCATTAGTCTATGGCTGCCGTCTACCTTTGTGAATGTAGCCGCAAAGATTAAACCTTTACTATCTTTTATTAATTCCTTTGCTTTTGTTTTGTTTATTGTATTAGTCATTTTATTATTGTTTTATATTAATATTATTGCCGTCCCACTCTAAGCCGTTTAAATACCATTTAAAAGCCTTTTGCTGAATGTTTACACCTTTTAAAGCGTTTAACCTTTCTTTTGTTGTAGGTGTGAACCAACCACAATTATTGATAATTAAAATATTTTCTTGATGGTCATAAGTTGCAATACAATTATTATGTAATAACATTCTGCTTTTGTAATCGTATCTATTAAAAAAAACATCCATATTTTGTTTTTTTAAAGTACCTTTATTATAAAAGGCGTTAGTAGATTCTTCTGTAATTTTTCTCATTGTTTTATGTTTATTAATTATTAAAAAGGTTTTCTAGTTCTGGTGCTATTAATTCGTTAAATGTTTCTTCCTTCTTTTGTGATGCGTGAAGGGTTGCAAGTAGTTCAGAATTTAAATTTTCTGTAGTGTAGCCGTATTCGGTTGCAATCTCTAAAGATTCAGTTAATGAAGGGTCATTTTCTTTCAAGTATCTAATTGCTGAACTATAATAGATTACCTCTTCATTAAAATATCCGTTATTTTGCAAATCAAAAAACAAATTATCAATATCTGTTAAATCTGTTTTGATGCTTAAATACTCGGAAGGTGTATCCCCTATAAATTTGTCTGCTAATTCATCAAGTAAAGTAATAATTTCTTCATCTCTGATAATTTGTAAATCTTCAGCGCTTGGCGTGTAGTTGTTCGGGTTGTTGGGGTCGTGTTGTGTGTGTGTATCCATTGTTTAAAGTGTTTTTGGTTAGTTTAAAGGTTTATTATTTCAATTAGTGTGATGATTGCACAAAGTGCATATATTAAGCCGTAGAGGGCAGCAAATGAACAGATAGTAAATAAAATTCCATCTTTTATACTTGTTTTTCTTTTACTTACTTTTTGTAATAGTTTTGAATTTAATTTTTGCATAGTTTTAATTTTTAGTTTTATGAGGGGTATATTTCAACCCCTCTGTTATTATCTTTTATTTCTTATCGTGTCGCCATTGCTTAGTCTATCAATTATAGAATCAAAATGCTTTTCAAAGTGTCTGCATATCTCTTCATATTGTTTTGTAGGGTTTCCATTGTCGTCCCATTTTCTTAAATCATCTATATAAGACGATTCCCCTAAAAATTCCATCCTTGACTGTATTGCGTCTATTAATATTGCTTTTGCCGTTTCATTTTCCGTTGCTTTTCTGTTTTTTGTTTCGTTGTATAACATAGTTTTTTTTTATAGATTAATTATATGCAAATATATACCTTTTTAACAATTACTACAAAAATGTGTAAAAAGATTAATATTTATTTTACTAGGTTAAAAAGTACTTTTTTTTAAAGTTTTTTAAAAATAGTATTTTTTTATCCTTGTTTTTTGCCTCGTTTTTGAGGGGTAATGATTGAAAGTTTGTTTTTTGTGGTTGGTCTGGTTGGTTGGTTGGTTCGGTAAATTTTACAATAAACAGAACACGCATAGCGAATAACAAATTTTTTTACATAACAACAAAAAAGAAATAAAAGTTATTAACAAATTTATTCTGTAGTTACTAAATGTAACTATCAATAGTTGCTGAAAGAAACTAAGTAACTAAAAGTAACTAGTAACAAAAGGTAACTAAGAAAATCTCAAAAATTTTTCTATTTTTTTTACCCCAGATACCCAGCAGTTTCAGCAGTTTCAGCAGTTTCAGCAGTTTCAGCAGTTTCAGGAAATATTAAAAGTTAAAATAAAAAAAAGAAAATTTAAAAAATAAAAAAATTTAAAAAAAGTTTTAAAAATTATTTTAATTTCATGTACCAGTCAAGGACATCCATACACTCTTCTAATCCTTTAACTACCTTAGCATAGTAACCTGCTTCATTGAGGTCTTCTACCCATTGTTTTTGTTCTTTGGATGCATAGCAAGTCTTATCAGCTTTAATCTCTAAGAAGAGTCCTGAGTACTGGCTATTGACTTTACATATCTGCATATCAGGAAAGCCTTTAACATATCCAGTTCTCTTAGCCATTATAGCTTGAGTCATTGATGTTCTTATACCACCAAGAGATGCACAGTATCTAACTTTAGGATAAGTAAATTGTATGTATGTACAAAATGCTGATTGAACTCTGGCTTCTTTCTTCATTGCCATACCCCTAGCCCCTTACCCCCCTAGTACCCCCTCTACCCCCTATCCCCTGTTTATCAGTATAGGTTGTTCCTTTGATTAGTTGATACATTAAAGGTTGAGATACATTATACTTCCTAGCAAGTGATGAGATAGTTATCTTCTGTGTAGCTGTGCTGTACTCTAGTCTTATTGCATCAGCTTCAGCAACAGTAAACTTTCTTCTTGAGAACCCACCTCCTCTTGAGTCTTTTCTATCTTCTATTTTTATCTTTCTAATCTTTGGCATAATTTAATATTCATCATCAAATCTATCAGTAGTCTCACCATATTGATTTTCAACATCTATACTTATTATAGTGATGTCTACCTTGTTTAGATTCTTTTTATTTAAGTAACATATTCTATCTATCAACTCTTGGTCTTTCTTTATCTCCTCTATATTAGATGTAAGTACAAATGTATCTAATGTACCAGTGGTAACTTTCCTTGTAACTGCTTTCTTACTTTTAATCTCGTAAGAAACGAATACTCTATATATTGGCTTCTTCATTTTTTATTTTATCTAACTCAAACTCAAGATGATTGATTGCTTTCTGTATGCACTCAACACTTGTAGTGTGCTTTCTTTTTGCTCTGAGCAAATATGTGGTGGCAGTCCCAACATTATACGATAAATCAAAATCTTCAATTACTTTCCTTGCTTCATAGCCATACACTTTGCCAATATAATAGTTAGGAATCTTATCTTTACTATAGTCTACTTCTAATCCTAACTCTTCTTTAGTTAGTTTCATCTTTGGATTTACTGTATCACTCATAGTATATCCATTCCTACCCTGTTCATAATAAATATTATTGTGTTTTTCAGACATTTTTATTTTGTATTTCGCTATAAGTTCTATTTCTATCTTGAGCAAGTTTTCCTGTTCTTGTTTCTACCTTATCCATTTTCCATAAAGTCTTTTCATTTGTTTTGTTTCTTGCTTTGCCTTCTATAACACTCATAACAATAACTGTAAAAAAGAAGATTGCTGTAAAGATACCTAGTATTGTAAATATTATCATTTTGTTAGTATTTTTAATAGTTGGCTTGAAGTGTATATTCTATCCTCGCCTGAATAATTCTCATATATCATTGTAAAGTTATCATCTTTCCAAGTCCATAAAGACCTTACATTCTTTTTAATATTATCTTTTAATATCCATTTAATTGTTTTGTATGTTCTTTCCATATCTATTGTTTTAGTTGTATTGGGGAGGTAACCACACCCCCCCATTACTACTCAGGTCTGAAAAATTAAAAGCTTTTAGGTCTTACCCTATATTTATTATTAATTATTACCTGAGTTTATTAATCACAAATATATAAAAATATTTGAATTTTATACTATTTACTTTCTAAAACTTTTACCCTTGATTATCACTACTTTACATTTCCTTAGTCTATCTAAAGTCCTATCATCATATCTTTCTTTAAGTTCTTTTGGTTTTAAATTAGTTGTCATAAGCAATGTCTTTGAACTATCCTCAGCATAAGAGATAGCATCTGCAACTGCATCAATCTTAGTTCCATAATCATTCTTAATACTCTCAGTTCCTAAGTCATCAATGATAATAAAAGGTGATTTACTTCTCTCTATTGCTCCTAATTCTTTTGCAGGTATACTCCTTAAAACTTTATTTGTTTTTGTTCTAAATATTGCAGGAATAACATAGTTTAAGATAGTTGATTTACCTAAACCACACTCCCCCATTAGTATTAAACCTCTCCCTTTTGTGTCTACCATCCAGTCAATAACATCATCATAATCAGATAGATGGTTGTATGATTCAATAGTCTTGTCGTAATGCTCAAATGCTTTTATAAACATTTCTTTTATTTCTTCTCTAGTACCTAGCTTAAATCTATTATACTTCTTAGGCTGTAAGAAGTCTGCATTTTTAAATGTATCTTCTATTGTTCTCATTAGTGTATATCATTCATTATACATTCGTGTTGAAAATCACCATCTTCATTGATTTCATCTAACTGCTTATCAGTCATTGGCTTCCCATTATAGTCTGCACTTACTATGTAAGCATCACAAAAGTCAGGATAGTCTTTGAAATCTATACCATCTATTTCAATATTGTCAATTTTTTTATAATCCATAGTTTTTTTTTTAAAATGTTCCATCACCATAATCACCTCCTGCTGTATGTCTATGTGATGTTGTGTTATCATTATTAGTTCTTCTACTGCTTTTCTCCCAAGTTCTTACACA